AAATTTAGCGATAATCAACAATTACAAGAGGTTAGCGTAATAGAACAAATTAAGGAATTATTAAAACAATTATAAAATGAAAATAACATTACAAGAGTTTCAAAAAGCACGAAGAGCGCAAAGAGTAGAATTAGAAAGCCACGAAGTAGAGTTGGGGTTGTTGCAAGACGCAATGAAAATGACTACAAGCGCAGATAATTCTTTGAAATCAGCAAACGGAAAAGTAAACATAATTATAGCTAAACAAAAAGAGGCTATTGATGCTTTACAAGTTGCAAACGCAGATAATCAAAAAGCATTAAATTTAGTAAATACTTTGATTAGAAATACAAAAGATTTGGGTTTACCTGCGAGTACTGAAAGTGTTAAAATGTTTGAGAAATTAACAGCAAGAACAAAGGAGATAAACGCAGGTATTTCAACACTTCAAGCGGTTAAAGTAGTTCAAGTTAAAGGATAAAAACGTTACAAAAAACAAACAATTTAATTATCAAGTTATGAAGAAAGAAAAAACCATATTGCGTAAAGTAATGACACTTTTAGGAATGGAAGTGAAATTAGAGCAAATGAAATTAACGGACGGCATTACTATTATCGAAGCGGATAGTTTCGAGCCTGAAATGGAAGTTATGATAGTTGCCGAAGACCAACGTATTCCTTTGCCCGTAGGAACTTACGATTTAGAGGACGGTCGTAAATTAACCGTAATGGTTGAAGGAATTATCGCAACAATTGAAATGCCAGAAATGGAAGTTGAAGAAGAAGAAGAAGTTGCAGTAGTTGAAGAAGAAGTTGTTGCAAAAGCAGAACCGACACCAACAGCGAAAAAAGTAATTGAAACGTCGACTAAAGAAATGCACTTTTCAGTAGAGGAATTTGAAGCGTTAAAAGCTGAAAACGAAGAGTTAAAAACTAAGTTAGCAGAAACGGAAGTTAAACTTTCAGAGGTTGTTACTCCTATCGCTTTCAATCCTGAACCTAAAGTTGTAGTTAACTTAGAAGAGTTGCCACCACTTGAAAGATACAGAACGATTAAAAAAAGAATGAATGGATAATTTTGTAAATCCATTTGACAAAGGTGTTAACTATGCTGAATTTGAGAAAGCATTAGGTAACAAAAAAATAGAAACGTATTGCAAAGGCAAACTTTCAAAAGAACAAATAGACTTTTTAGTCGAAGATTTTAAACACTATTTAAACAATAAAAACAAATAACAATGGCTATTTCTTACACGTCGGTTGACATTAGAGGCAAGGCAGTTGAGCCTATCCTTGAAGAAGTATTGTTCGAAAACAAAACTATCGCTGATGGTTATGTAACTTTCAATACTGACATTAAAGCAGGTACTATCTTCACCGAAGCAGGTGTTGATGTAACAGCGCAATTATACACTGGTAATCAATTGAGTTCTTCGGGTTCAATGAATATTACAGACCGTATTATTACGCCTACAAAATTAGAGTACAAACAAACGTTCTTACAAGAAGCGTTAAGAGCAGGGCGTTTCGGACGTTCAATGAGACCGGGAGCATTTAATATCGAATCAAGCGAGTTCGCAAGCACGGTATTAGCACAATATGCGCCAAGTGTTTCACAAGATGCTGAAAGCATTTATTGGGGTGGAATTACTGCAGCTACAAAAACAGCAATTGCAGCTTTAACACCGGGAGCGGGTCAAGGTTCAATTACCGCAGCAACTCAAACGGCAGTAGCAAGTTTAACAGCAGGTTTAATTGATGGGGTTTTTGCTAAAGTTCTTTATGATAACGCTGCTTTAGGTGGGTATATCAAAGTAACTGGTACAACGGTAACGGCTTCAAATATTGCAGGTGAAATGGCTAAGATTTTCGCTGCTATCCCTGCTGAGAACTTGAACGATACAGTTAGCCCTACGGTTATCTATTGCCCAAGAGCGTGGAAACAATTATGTTACAATGCAAACAATTCAGTTGGAGCAATGCAACAAATCAACTTCCAAATTTCTGGAAATGATTTTAACTCTTCAAAAGTTTACTACAATGGAGTTGAATTGTTATTTGTTCCTGCGCCTAACAACTTAATGGCATACGCACAAAGAAAAGCGGCTGTAAGTTGGAATACTGACTTATTAGACGATGTTAACCGTTTTGAAATTGGTAAAGTTTACAACGATGCAGATATTCAATTTGTAAGAACAATTTACACTTTAGCAGCAAACGTTGGACAAGCAACTAAAGGAGTTCTTTACGGAGGTTAATATTAATTTAATTATAAACTTAAAGGGTGGTGCAATATACACCGCCCTTTTTTAATACATAAAAATTATGAGTTGTTTAATTTTAAACGGAAGAGCAGAAGTTTGCTACGATTCAATAGGTGGAATTGATGCTATCTATTTCGTTAATCGTGGCACGTATGTTTACCCAACAGACGTTGATTATAACGCCACAAATACTGATTCGATTGATGCAATTACGGGAGTAACGCAATTATTTAAGTACGAATTAAACGGGGTTAACTTGTTCGACCAAACGCAAACACCGAGTGCGGACAATGGAACTAATTTTGTTGCGCAAGTGTTAACTGCACAATTGAAAAAGCAAGACCCTACAATGCACAAAAACTTTAAGTTGATGGCATACGGGCGTCCGAGCGTTGTTGTTAAAAACCGAAATAATCAATTCTTTATGATGGGACTTGAATACGGCGCAAAAATGACGGCAGGGTCAATCGTAAACGGTACGCAAATGGGTGATTTTAATGGTTATAACTTCACTTTAACAGCAAACGAAAGAATACCTGCAAATTTCCTTGTTTGTACAAGTGAAGCGGATTTAGCAAGTACTGTTTTTGACGGTGCTACAATTGTAGAGGCTTAGTTTCTATCTCTCCATATAAAAGGGGTTTACTTAGGTAGACCCTTTTTTTTTGCAACAAAAAACTAAAAGTTAATTATATTAATATGCAAGTAGTAACAACAACGCAACCGCAGATTTTAAGACTTATGTTAACGAATGGAATCGACACTATTCGTTTGACAAATGAAACTGAAAATACAAGTGAAGATTATACGGAATTTGAGGTTTTAAATAAAGGATATTATTTTGAAATTGAAATTGATTTGGATTTAATAAATCAAACGTTTTACAAAATCGAAGCATTAAGCGAGGGAACTTTAATTTGTTACGATAAGCTATTTTGTACGGATGGAAATACGCAACCATTTACGCAAAGATTTACACCTAATACATTTATCACAATATGAGTGAATTTATACTGAATTTAGCTGAATACGAAGCGCCGAAAGTTGTAGAAGATAGACAAAAAGATTATGTAACTTTTGGAGTTAATAATTCTTATTATCGTTTTTTAATTGAACGTTATAAAAATTCGACCACTAACAATGCCGTAATTAATGCAATAACACATTTGATTTACGGACGTGGTTTAAGTGCGTTAGATGCTTCTAAAAAGCCAAATGAATACGCTCAATTGATAATGATGTTATCGAAACAGGACGTTAGGCAAGTTGTTTCAGATTTCTATATGTTAGGTCAATGCGCTATTCAAGTACATTATGATGCAAAACACGAACGTATATTAAAAGCGTTACATATTCCCGTACAACTTTTAGCACCTGAAAAATGCGATAAAGAAGGACAAATAAATAACTATTATTATTCTGATAATTGGGAAAATTTGAGAGAATTTCCACCGATGCCAATTCCTGCGTTTGGAAAATCAAAGGATAAAATTGAAATATTTTTTATCAAACCTTATTCGGTAGGAATGAAATACTTTTCTTATCCAATGTATCAAGGTGGATTACCTTATGCGACACTTGAAGAGGAAATTGCAGAGTATTTGATTAACGATGTTCAGAACGGTTTTAGTGGCACTAAAGTTGTAAATATTATCGGAGATTATACCGAAGAGCAACAAAGGGTTAGAAGCCGTCAAATACAAGAAAAATTAACGGGTAGTAAAGGACAAAAAGTAATCGTTTCTTTTAGTGGGGATAAAGAGTTGAAAACGGAGGTAATGGATATACCTTTAAACGATGCACCAGAACACTATCAATATTTATCAACTGAATGTACTGAAAAGATTTTATTATCGCATAAAGTGGTAAGCGGTTTAATTTTCGGGGTGGCTAAATCGAGTGGATTTAGTTCAAATGCTGAAGAGTTAAAGAATGCTACTATTTTATTCGACAATATGGTTATTAGACCTATTCAAGATGTTTTAATAGACGCTTTCGATACTTTATTAGCTTTTAATGGTATTTCTTTAAAACTTTATTTTAAGACGTTACAACCTTTGGAATTTATCGATTTAGAAAACGCACAAACAACAGAACAAGTACAAGAAAAAACGGGAACGGAATTAAGCGAACAAGTTGATTTAAGTAAGTTTGGCGAAGAGGTTAATCCTAATTGGATTCTTATTGATGAATTTGAAGTTGATTATAACACCGACGAAAGCGAAAATGAGTTATTAAGTAAAGAACCAAAAAAATCATTTTTACAAAAGTTAGCAGTTTCAACGGGAATGGCTTTTCCTAATTCAAAAAGTGAACAAGATGAAGAAATAGACGGAATTAAATTTATTACTCGTTATGTTTACGCAGGAGAAGATAAAGCAAACAGCCGTTCTTTTTGTCGTGAAATGAAAAGATTTAATAAGATTTATAGAAAAGAAGATATTGAACGAATGAGTGTAACTTATTTGGGCGATGCTTATAGAAATAGTGAAGGTCGTTTAGTTGGTTGGGGACCACGTGGGGCGTTAAGTTTTGACCGATTTTTATACAAAGGCGGGGGTAATTGCCACCATAGATGGAATAAACAAGTTTACGCTTCATTTAGTGGAGTTGGAATAGATGTTAATTCACCAAGAGCAAAACAAGTAGCAGTTCGTAAAGCTGAAAAATTAGGATATGTTATTAAGAATCCTACTTTAGTTTCAGTTCGACCAATTGATATGGTTAATCGTGGATTTTTACCTAAAAACAATTAAAAATGGCAAAAGTATTATTAATTTCACGAGAAGACGTAGTAAAGTTTACTACAATGAACGGGAACGTAGACACCGATAAATTTATTCAATATATTGCAATTGCGCAGGATATAAATTTAATGAATTATTTAGGTTCTGACTTATTGAAAGCATTACAAACAAAAATTGAAGATGGCGATTTAGTAGACCAATACGAACATTTAGTAATGGAATATTGTAAACCTATTTTAATTCATTATGCAATGGTTCAATATTTACCGTTTAGCGCAATTACAATTTCAAATAAAGGAGTTTATAAGCACACCGCAGAAAACAGCGAAGTAGTTAGTAAATCTGAAATAGAATTTTTAATTCAAAAGGAAAAATCAATAGCAGATAATTACGTAAATTTAATGATTGATTATTTAGGATTGAATTTAACTTTATTCCCTGAATATAAATATAATTATAATCAAGACGTAAACCCAAGTAGACAAACAAATATAGGAGGGTGGTTTTTAAATAATGAAAATGAAACAATACCGGGAAACGAGTGTAAAGGTTGGTACTTGTAAAAGGTATAAGCCAAAGGAAAAGAACGTTAAGAAATTAGAATTATTCTTAAAGAAAATAGAAAACAATGAGTATAAAAATAAGTGAATTACCTTTAGGTAGTGCGTTAAGTGGAACGGAAGAATTACCAATTGTTCAAAGTGCAACTACTAAGAAAATTACAGCGCAGGATATTGCAGATTTAGCAAGTTCAAGTGGTGCTGTTTGGGGTTCGATTACGGGGACTTTAACAGACCAAACAGACTTAGATACCGCTTTAGATGCGAAAGTCCCTTACACGGGTGCAACGCAAGATGTTGATTTAGGCACGTTTCACTTAGATGCTGCTAAAGGTACATTCACACATAGTGGTAGCACAGATACTCTTACAGCTACTCACTCAAGTGGTAGTGGTATAGGTTTGCTTATCACTAAAGGTGGCAGTAATGAAGGGCTTAAAGTTAACAAGACATCAGGTAGTGGTAACGCCGCTACAATAATTGGCACATTAGAAGCTACTACAATAGTCAAGACTGGTGGAACGTCTGCTGAATTCTTAATGGCTGATGGTAGCACCTTGAACTTTTTTAAATTAGATTTTACACCTTCATCTGTAGTGACTGGAACAACAAGTGAAACACAAGTGGGAGTAATTGCTATTCCAGCTAATAGCATAAAAAATATTGATAATTTAAGAATTTACACACCAGTTGTGAAAAGTGGAACTTCAGGATTATGTACAGTCACTTACAAGCTATCAACTTCGGCAACAATGCCAAGTGGTACAACTGATAGAATAGGATTTGTGGCGGCTACAACTGGTAGTTTGTGGATAGGAATGAGCAGAAATGCAAGTTACAATGGTGGTAATTTAATAATTACAAGTGCTGGAAGTTCTTTAATTTCAGATTTAACAACCGCAGCACAAGCACCAAGTGTAATAGCCAGAAACAATGCAGTCACTTTATATCTATATGTTTCAATTACATTAGGCAATGCTGGAGATAGTGCATATTTGGCAGGTGGTTACATTACTAATTTATAATTTATGGAAAAGCAAAACCAATATACAATAGTTGATAAAGAAAGTGGGCTTGTTTTGTTTTGCAAACATGATAACACAGTCACACAAAATCAAATTGCGATTACTGAAATGTATACACTTGAAAATCCTGAGCAAAAAGATGTATTTTTTAACTTTGAAACTGAACAATTTTATACAAACTTATAATGCAAGAAATAAAGAACATTATAGAACAACTTAGACAAGCGAAAACAAGTGTTTTGTTTTTCATTTTTGCAATATTTATTTTATTTTTTTACAGACCTTTGATTACAACCGTTGTTACTTCTAAAATTAAAAAAGAAGATGAGGTAAAAAAAGACATTGAAAATAACGTATTAATTCAACAAATGCTTAATGATTTAATGTTAAGATTTGGTGCGGATAGAGCCTATATTTTTCAGTTTCACAATTCTATAAAGTATTACGATAACACGCACAGAAACCACCAATCTATGAGTTTTGAAGTTTGCGCAAATGGAATAAGTTCGGAAGCTATTAATTTACAAAATTTACCCGTTTCTTTATTCCCTATGTTTCTTCAGCAAGTAATGTTAGATAAAATGACTTATAAAGATATTTCAGATATTAAGGAAACAAGTAGCTATTTATTTCTAAAAAAACAAGGTGTTAAAAGCATATTTATAGCACCGTATTTTAAAGACGGTAAATTTGTCGCTTATATTGGAATTGATTTTGTTAAGGAAAATTATAATGAAGATTTTAACTATAAAGAATTTAAGTTTTTTACAAATGAAATCGGTAGAATTTTAGTAGAATGAAAAAAATAATTTACGACACGCTCGCACCGAACGGAAAGTTTGAGCAAAAGCGATTAGCATCGTTTACATCGTTTTGGGTTGCTGTTGGAGTTGCTGTTTGTGGATTTCATTATGAAATCGTTTTGATGTTCTTAGGATACTCCGCAACGGCTATTGGAATAAATGTTTGGAATAAAAAGATTGATAAACAATAATTACTATATTTGTAAACTTTCATATTAGTTTTTTTAAGGTTAATTGAGCCGTTTGTTAATTCAGACGGCTTTTTTT